CTTGAACGATGTGCACATTGCTGTGGTAATTGCCATTGGGTTACTCCTTTAGGGCAGTTTACAAGGAAGTTTCAAAGAACTCCTCAAGGGATATTGAAATATTTACGGAACTATTTGCGCTTGCAAGGCCCCGTAATTTGTCGCCACCGATCAGATACAAGGGGTAATCTGTAATCTGCAATAGCGAGTTTGCTGGCAGTTCAACTGTTTCAGCAAGAGTGTGATAAGTTGTGGTCGATGCTTCGTACCAGTCTAAGCTAAACGTAACCGACGAGCCGGAAGCATTGTTAACATAGATGCTGTTGATATCGGTTGTGAATCGTGTTGGAACCGTGTAAATGTCTTGATTGCTTGTGGTGAGTTCCAGAGCAAGGGTGCGTTTTTTACGTTCTGGCATCTCTAGTTCTCTATATAAAGAATATCAAAGGTTGCGGCAACTCTCAGGTCGGCGTTAGAACTGTCTGCTATCGCCCGAAACTCAATATCTGTCTTTTCAGGAATTGGTTGTGGGCAAGTGATGTCTTGATGATACGCACCTTCAAACAAATCAAACTTATTTTGGGTGCGAAATACGCCGTTGAGTTCGCGGGTTAGCATACGTATCGTAGCTACTTTATTATTCTGCACGGTAAATGCAGTTGTGTCTACTTGAAAGAGATAAGCTGTGTAACCAGCAGGTACAGTCCATAGAGCCATCAATGTTTGTTGATCAGCCGCTGAAACATATGCGTAGGTAGTGCCGCCATTAGCAATAGTAATGTTACCTGCAGATGCCGTGCCACTAGACACAAAGGCACGATACACACGTAAGAAGCTGCCGGTTGTCGTTGCGGTTCCTGATGCGTCTAGAGTTACTGTTTCAGATAACTCGTTGTAACTTGCGTCCACACCTTGAACGGTGATCTCTACGTCTTCGTCTGTGGCACCCGAACTACTCGTTGCTGTCATAGTAACAGCACTAGCTGGGTAAGCATACAAGCCGCCTACATCCCAGATAGTTTCTTCTGAGTCGTCAATGTCGCCGTTGTATCCAAACTTTAGTAGACGCTTGTGTCCGGGAATCAATCCGCGAGACACCTGAAGATAGTACGGATAGGAACCGACTCCACCACTAAACGTCATCACATTAGGATACGAGGTGATGGACATTATTTTTTATCCCAATTAAACACGTCGCGGTGCTTCTTCCAAAACCAATTGCCTATACGAGTAAAAGGCTTGCCAGTATTTAGCAAACCCAGTGCAAGGTACCTAACCAAACAGGCTTGGATGCTTTGTTTTGATGGTAAGATCGTAGTCGTCTTCGATATCGCTGAGTGCATCAATCTTTTGATTTGCGTCAACCCATTCTGCCAAAGCAGCATCAAGCCGTCCAAGATCGGTTGTACAATGTTTAAAAGTGTATTCCGCATTCTTTTTTTGTGCCTCGTATCTGTGTCTCAGGGCGTCTATAGCAAGAGTTCGCATGGTATCTCCTCTGCATGTATTATAGAGAAAAACCAGCGTATTGTCAAATGTTTTGTATAACTACCCACAATATAGGCAATGTTAGACTTACAAAGAGAACGATGAGTCCGATGATAAACAGATTGTAGATCAACTCATCGCGCTGCTTGGCTGCTAAGAGTTCCGCCTCTTTTTGTTTCTTTCGCAAATCTGCCTGTATTCGAATGATGTCCTGCCACGCATTCATACCGTATTGTCCTACGATGTAGTTGCGGAGATCATTTTCCATCTGTTCAGCCTTCTTCTTGGCTGCAAACGTCTCTAGGGCTTCCTCTTCAACAGACCCAAACCGACGACCTTTTGCTTTATTGTGACCGGTTTTTACGGCGTTGATGGCGTTCATCCAGCGACCTAAGTCACCTGCCATCGACTCAACCTCTTTGCCTACCTGAAAGCCCTTTTTGATTGCGCTGTAGGCTGTAGTAGCAACTCCAATAGCAGTAATCGGGTCCATTGTTTCCTCATTTGGCTATGGGTTTGCATACGGCAGTTATGTTGAGTCTTCTTCCGTCTCCTACAGGAACAGACCGTTGGTTAGACAGTCGTTCCGCAAAGTATAAACATCTGTCAATATCTTTGAAGCGTTGGGTTTGGTCGATTAAGGTTGCCCCCATGTAAACAGTAAGGATGAACTCTATCACGTGAACCAGACTGTTTTGCCTTTTTTCATCTCTTCTTTAGCTTTTTCAGAAGGACCTTCAGGTGTAAGCATTCCCTTATTATATTCCTCTACAGAAAGGGGTTTGTAGTTTTCTATATGGTCTTTTAGCCCCCCACGAGATTTTTCTGCACTAGAGGCAGCTTGTCTCCCTTTTGCCACTACCGTGTCTCCGAACTACGTTGTGCGCCGCGAGGCTGCACCCGTCCGCCATATTGTTTTTGAGATTTGCGGTAGTCGATGTAAGAATCCGCACTATCGAAGTAGCTAGGAAGTTCGATACCTTGATCTTCGTATAGCTTTTTAATGTTATCTATATTGTTGGTGTAATAGCTTTTGTGCATACGAGACGGAGCATCTGACGGAAACGGTTTGGGTAGACCCGTAGATTCTTTTTTCTTATCGTCTTTTTTCTGCCCAAATTGAAAACCTGCAGCTTTTAAGTCGCCTGTACCAATCATTTAAAATTCTCCCGCTTTCATAGCGTCTGAAAGTTTAACTGCTCTGTATTTTACCTGCGTTGCCCAGCGGGAATCCATCATCTCTATTCCTGCTAGATCAAACCGACCTTCGTGGATAGCGTTCCACATATTCTTGAACTTACACAGCCGGGGGACACCCATATTGAATGCCATGTCCATGAGAATTAGTTGGCGAACAGAGTCGAGGTTTTCTACGCACGGGTGAACTTTACAGAGTTCGTTCTCTACGATGCGAATGTCGTTGAGGGCAAGATACCGTGCGTCAGCTTCAGTAATACCGTGCTCATAGACAACCGCCATGCTAGGGATATCCATGTATTCTAATTCTTCTTTGGTGATGCCTCTGTCTTTGAGGTTACGACCAATTCCGATAGTTTCGATACCCAAGCTATCTTCGTAAACAGTCAGGACCATACCTTCGTGTTCGATAAGTTTATCTAGGAAATGCGAAGTATTGTATTTCATTTCCGTGTCTCCGTAATCCGATGATTCGATGTTCCGGGATGCTTACCTTCGTGATTCATCCACACGGCGAAGGCTCCGGTCATTGCGCCAGTTACCACAGATACTAAACCAGCCTGTGCTGCACTGGGATCTTGCAAGGACATGAACCACTCGACCACACGCCAACTCATAAGCGTCATTACGAGCATCATAAATCTTGGTAACAGCTTCCATTCGAGTATCTTTTCTGCAGCCATACTACTTATACACATCTTTATCAAAATTATCAAAGTTTAACCTGTCCCGTGTATCAAACGCAAACTCAGGGTCAAACTCACCATCTTTCTCAATGTAATGCAAGAACACCTGTGCAAAGACTGCGTTTTCTGGACCAACTAAAGGGTCTCTCCAGTGTACTTGGTCGCACCCCTTGTAGATGACTCCCTCGCCTTTGTTCATTGCTAGAGGCTTACCATCAACAAAAATAGGCCACATATAGTCTAGGTCATGCCAGCCCAGACACAGCGTAGTGCTAACCTGACAAGACGATCTATCTGTATGCCTCGCTAAGTCATTCCCCGGCCTGTACACGCGGAACATAGAATAAGTCGGAACTAACGGCTTACCGTACATCTGTTCTATTCTAGGCAGTAACTGCATTAAAAGAATTTCAAAAGGAGGGTGTGCATACCCAGACTTGGCACCTATCACTTGAGTACAGTCATTCTTTTGTTCTGATAAAACAGCATATGAGAATAGGAGATCAGCAAGGTCACTCCCTATTAGCCCCTCTACTTGGTTAATCATCTATACCTCATTTCTTACCAAAAAACTTTGCTGCGCTACGTGTTCCGAAGCTGGCAGCTACAATTGTACCTAGAGTATATTGATAGTAAGACGGCATAGCTTCTAGGGCTGTGAAACCTTCCGTAACAATTTGTCTACCCCAATCACCACAGAAAGCTAAAATCAGGGGCACCGAAAACAAAATTGTTAACCACTCATCTTTCCACGAGGATGCAGAAGCATCTGCCATTTTCAAGTCCCAGTCGATTTCACCGGTAGCTTTCTTTTCCATGATGACAGCTTCAGCTTTTGCTTTGGCTACCTTCGCACCGGTTTCGGCTTTGGTTTTTTCAACCTTACCTTCTAGCCACGTTCCGGCTAGGTTTGAGATTGGTCCGATTAGGGCTGCTAACATTTCCATCTCTTTCTTGCTTGACGCAAACGACTGTTCGGATCTTTTGCTGCTGCAGGAAATTTCTTCATCTGCCCAGCAGACCGCGCACAGTAGGACTTGCGACGTTTAGCTGCAGCACTTCCCGGCTTAACTTTCCCCGTAACAGCAGTCTTTAATTTGCTGCCGGGATTTGCTTTACGATATGCCTTTACACCAGCCGCTGTCATACCTGCCCCAGACTTCGTAGGACGGAAGTTCTTTTTATTACGGGCTGGCATGTTGTCAGGTTTTCTAGGCTTTCTTGGTGGCACTTTTCTTCCTTTTCTTACCTGAAGCTGTAACAGACCATTTTACTTTGCTTGGTCCTGTCTTCTTAGCCGCTTCTTTCTTGGTTATACGACTAGCGACTTTGGCAGGTCTACAAGCTGGATAGGGACGTTTCTTTTTCTCTGAACCAGAACGACCGCACTTCTTGCCGGTCTTTACGTCTCGCCAGTCTTCCTTGAACCATTTAGTTAAGCCGCCTTTTGGTTTAGCCATTAGGCGTACGTCCCGCCACGCTTCTTGTATGTCTTGACCAACCAAGCATTTGCGTATGCGCTTGGGTAAACGTCAAACTTACGTTTAGCTTCGGCTTTTACTTTTGCGTATAGAGCCTTGTTTTTAGGTGTAGGACTTTTTGTCTTTTTAGCTGCCATAGTGTATTTATCCCCGGCAAAGGTTATTGCTTATAACATAAATTAAAATAGGTGTCAAGGGGGCAAGTTGCCCTGCCCCCAAGACTTTTTAGTTAGGAAATGGTTGCAGTCTGATCAGTCTGCGGACCACCTGTACAATCAGCAATAACTGCCCAGACGTTGACTTTAGCGTTGATAACACCAACGGCGACAGTCAAGTCAATTGTATCCGCACTTGAGTAAAAGTTCGGAACAGTTGTTGCAAGGATTGGGGTTTCCTGTCCAGCAGCAGCAGGAGTAGAAGCCGCTACGTAGCGGTCTACATCTGTGTCGCCAAGTGACAGTGTACCGCTGTTGCCAGCAGAGTCAGCAGTCAAGACGTTGTAACCAGCGGCAAGAACCAAAGTACCTGCCTGTACGCCCAACACTTCTACAGTCTCAGTAGATGTGTGGGTGAACTTGCTGAAATCAACAACCTCGCTGATAACCTTTACGTTAGCACCAGCAGCGGGAAAACCGGAAGTTCCGGCACCAGTAATTGTAGCCATTTTTCAGTCTCCCTTAAGCAATTGTATCTACAACACCGCGAACGAGTGCTTCTGGGCGAAGGACTTTACGTCCAAACACATGAAGACCACGAACGATGTCGGAGAAGGTTTCAGTTGACCGAACTACTTCGGTTTTTGCAATGTGAGAT